TCACGATCTGCCGCCGCGCGACACGGTCTCGACGACGCCGCGCAGGTGCTCCGGCAGGTGGTGGCCATAGACCTGCTCCACGACCTGCTCGGTGGTGCCGAGCGCCCGGGCGACCTTGCCGAACGGCACACCCGCCATCACAGCCCAGGTCGCGAAGGTGTGGCGCAGGACGTGCGGCGTGATCTCGTCGCCGAGCTCGGCGCCCTTCCGCGCCGTCGTCCAGGCGCGTCGTAGGCGCAGGATCGGCTTGCCATCGAACTCGATCACGTAGGCGCCGTTCTTCCGCCAGCGCCGCATGTGCGCGGCGAGCCGCTTCGACATCGGGATCGGGGTCCGGCGCTTCGAGGACTCTCCCTCGGCGGTACCGCGCCGGTAGATGATGCCGGAGCGCAGGTCGACGAAGCCGCCGTCGGTGCTCTCGATCCACTTCAGGCGCAGGATCGCCTCGTGCCGGGTGCCGGTGTAGAGGCCCGCCAGAATGAACCGGGCGACGTGGCGCTGGACGAACAGCGCGCGGCCCCGCCCCTCGCCCGGCCGCGCCTTTTCGCGCGGCCGCCGCCAGATCTCCTTCCCCTTCGCGTCGTGCCGCCCGGTCGGCCGGAAGCCCAGCGCGGCGAGCAGCAGCGCGGCCGCCTGGGAGCGGCTGAGCCACCGATCGCGCGCCGGCGCCCGGTCCGGCATCGTCACTGGGACCGGGTAAAGCAGCTTGTGCTCGCTGTGCGCGTAGCCGAAGGCGGCCGAGAGCACGCCCAGCTCGCGGCGCGCGGTCTGATCGCCAACGCGGGGCACCTCGGCCTCGGTCGCGTACCGATAGCCCGGCCCGAACTTGAACCGCGCCTGCGGCTGAGAGGTCCGCCACTTCGCGTAGGCCCGGCACAGGTTCGGCGTGGCGTGGGCGACCTTCTTCCCATCGAAGAAGGTGATCAGGTGCGGGAGCGCCGACCAAGCGACGTCGGGCCGCTTCGTGCCAGCGGCATGCTCGTCGGCGTAGAGCTTCAGGACGTCCGCGATCTCGACTGTAGCGGGATCACCGCGGCCGAAATCGGGGGTGTGCTTCTCGGAGAGGTAGGCTTGCAGCGCTCTTTCAGCCGCCTCACGCTCTCCATAGCTGCAGCCCGTGCCGCGTTCGATGCCACCGGTGTCTCGGATGACCCAGCGGTCGTCGGCGGCCTTGTAGTAGAGGCGGGCACCCTTGGCTGGACGCGGCATCGCTTCACCATCTTCTTGATGTCGCCGAGGGTCGTGTGCAGGCGCCCAAACACCTCGTAGGTCGTTAGCCGATCATGCTCGGCCTCGCGCCGCAAGGCCTTCGCCGACGCGCTCGTGACGACGCCATGCGCGACCGCGACCTCGGCGGCCACGCTGAGCGGCATCATGGTCTCGTCGGTGACCTCGTTTGGGGCAGGAATCCTGGCGCTTCGGGGCATCAGCGGGGGCCCTCCAGCATCAGCGGCTCGGTCGGCATCCGGCCCTCGTCGTAGGCGACCTGGAGCTGCGGCTCGATCCAGTCGCCGACCGTTCTGCCGTTGGGCAGGACGATGTGCGCAAGCCACTCCTGCTCCACGGTGGTGATCCCCTGCGCGACGGCCTCGATCTTGGCCTTCACGACGAGGCCGATCGCTCGCCAGATCGCCCGGCGGCGCTGGTCGCTAGCGTCGCCCGGGATCTCGATCCGGAGCCGGATCAGGCGCCCGGCGAGCATGAACGCGACCACCGTCTCCAGGGCCTCGTCCATGGTGACGATCCGGTTGGCGCCGGCCTTCCGCAGCATGGTCTCGATCTGTGCCCGGCTCTGCGCGATCGGGACCTTCGTGCCCTCGGCATAGACGCGTCGGCTCACGCTGCCCTCCCGCTCGTGTCCTCGGTCGGCCGAATGATGCCGTCGACCGGCTTCCCCGCCTTGGCTCGGATCGCCTCGATGTCCGCGACCATCTTGGTGCGCCCGCGCTGCTGGGCGTCGAAGTAGCTGGCCCCGTAGCGGTCGGTCTCCAGCGCGCCGGCCTGGATCGCCAGGGCGCGCTTGCCTTTCGCGATGTCGAAGTGGACCCACGAGGCGTTGCGGTGCTTCCCGAAAGAGAGATCCGGGTGGCCCTGGATCCACTTCCGGTCGACACCGATGCGGTCCACCATCGCCAGCAGCTCGTCGAGGCTGTCGGCCCAGAGGTGGCACATCATCATGCGCCCGAATGGGAAGATGGGCTGGTCGACGTAGCAGCTCATTCTGCGGCCTCGGCGATCGGCTCGAGCTGGTCGATGTTGCGCGCGTGGACGGAGAACCCGACCACGACGACCCAAGGATTGACCAGCCAGGACTCGGGCCCGTTGATGTGCCCCCAGAGCTTCGCGAAGCTGCGCGCCGCGTGGCGGCCGCCGGGCTCCTCGACGCCGACGGCAGTGATGCTGTGCGGCCAGATCCCGGGCACGTAGTGGAAGGGCGGGTCGGCGCTTTCGAGCTCGACGCCCTCCGCGGCCGCGTCCCCCTCGCTGATGTCCTGCAGGCGCTCGACCCGGACGTCCGTCACTAGGAGCGTCAGGCGCGAGGCCCGGCGCGGCATGTGGATCGATGGGCGCCAGCGCGAGATCTCGCCGTCGACCGTGCTTCCATCGGCCCGGTAGAAGCCGCGGTCGGCCAGGGCTTGGGCACCCGGATCGCTATGGGTCAGCGCGTCGAGTGGCGCCCACGCCTCGCGGACGTAGAGGCGATCGCCGACGGCATACGGCACCTTGAACGGATCTGATGCCGGCTCGCTGCCGTAGATGCGCCAGCCACCGCCTTCGCGGTGCGCTCGGAGCTGCGAGAACCGCGGGTTCACGTGGTCGTAGATCTGGACCTTCGCGAGCCGCCGCGTCTGCGTCTTCCGACCGGCCAGCAGCGCGCGGATCATGGGCGCCGAGAAGATGATGGGACGGTCAGCCACGGGCCACCTCCGGGAATCCGTTGTGCTCGACGCCGTCGAGGAGCCGGCCGGCGACCTTCTTGCCGACGAGCTGCATCCACACCGGCTCGTCGCCGGCGCCGAACCTGGAGTCGTCCTCGCCGCGGTCGGTGAGCTTGATGCAGGGCGCCGCCTTCGCCTCCGGGAAGACGATGCCCTTCGCGCCCCGGGGCGCCCACTCGCCGTTTTGCTTGTGGTGGTAGACGCGGCCAAGGGCGGCGCTCTGGTCGCGCAGCTTCCGGAACCACGTCGGATGGCTCGGCCGGGCCCGATGCTGGCCCTGGTGCGTCTCGCCGCCGGTGATGATCCAGTCCGGCGCGTCGTCGTCCATCACGATCATGCCGAGCAGCGGCTCGAAGCTGCCGAAGGTGAACAGCGGCTCGCGGTCACGCCGCACCGCTGCGAGCTTCGGCGCGTCGCGGTCGTATTCCTCCTGCTTCGCCATCGTAGCGCCGACGGCGGCGTTCACCGGCAGGAGCGGGTTGCCGCGCTCCGGATCGGTCATCCGCAGCACGTTGCCAATCCGCTTCGTGAGCAGCAGCCAGACGAGATGCGGCGTCGCCTCGATCAGGGCGAACAGGTCCCGGCGCCACGCCGGATCCACCTCGTTGTCGAACACGTCGGCGAGCGAGGCGCAGAAGACGAAGGGCCGGGTCCCCTGTTCTGCCGCCTGCCGGTTCCAGCGCAGAGGCTGCCGCCAGTTCGCGGCCGACGTGCGCACGCGGTCCTCGCCCGGGCCCCAGGACACCTTGCCGTAGCGGGTGTCCATGAGTGCCTCGGCGTAGCACCCCGCACAGGCGACGGAGACCTTCGTGCAGCCCATCCAGGGGTTGAAAGTGTGCGTCGTCCAGGAGATCGCGCTGTTCTCAGCCACGGGCGCCTCCCGTCGCGAGGGCGGGCGACAGGTCGGCGACCTTCTTCTTGGGCCACGCCTCCATGCGGTCGGCGTGCTCCAGCGCCATCGCGATGATGTCTGGGCCCGCGCCCATGTTCTCGGCCTGCTCTACCCACCAGCGCACGGTGTCGGCGGCGACCACATCCTGCCCGCGGAGCAGGAACACCGGCTCGTCTGCGGGGATGATGCGCACCGTGCCGTTGGTCGTGATCGTGGAACAGGCGACCGCCTCTTCGCCCCACGCCTTGATGCCAGCGAGCGCGAAGTCGCGGCGCTTGCCCGTGTCCGGCTCGTCGGCCGTCATCAGCCACTGCGGCTCGGGGTGCCACTCGGTCGACCCAAACCACGTCGGCCCCGGCACGATCCGGCGCACCGACGTCTCGCCGCGCCAGTTCACGTAGAGGATCGGGACCGGCGTCGTGGAGACGGGCGGCTCGCGCGTGATGATGCTGGACTCGGCCATGGGGCTACTCCGCGGGCGTGAAGAGGGGAGCCGGAGCCGATCGGGCTGACCGCTTCCGGACCGGGAAGAGCGCGGGCATGGTCGCCCGGGTCGCCTCCCTGGTGATGCGCGCCACGTGGCAGCGCAGGTTGTGGACGGCCGGGAAGAAGCCCCTCGCCGGCAGGCGCAGGCCGCTGGGCGCGATCACCGCGAAGCCCTCGCCGTCCGGGCTGCTCTCGGCCTGGAAGCCGTCGCCGAGGATCCGCTGCGTGATCTCGACGAGCTTCGCCGGATCGCCGGTCCCCCAGGCCTTGCCGGCCTGGTCGCGCGCATAGACGGCCAGGATCAGGTCGACGTTGAGCGGGGACTCGGCGAGCTGCCGAAGGGCAACCATCGCCCCCTGCGCCGGCTGCGGTCGATCCTCACCCGCGAAGGGCTGGCGGTAGACGGTGGCCGGGAGGGGGAACGGCCCCTTCTTGTCCTTCCGCTGCTCCGCGATCAGCGCGGCCAGGATGTCCTCGGCCGGGCCAGGGCGGTCGTTCCCGGCCGACCGGAAGCCGGTCTCGCTCGGGAACGGCTTGCCGGCGTCGATGGCGTAAAAGCAGCACCACTGGTCGCGCTCGACGATCGCGCGGATGCCTTCGACCTCGACCACCGGGAAGGTTCGGACCGTAGGCTTGAAGCTAAAGAGATCGGGCGCGTTCATGCCGCCTCTCCCGATTTCGCGGCGGCCGGCTGGCCCTCGGCGGCGAGCAGGTCGAACAGCGACGGCGTGGCGTGGGTGCGCTCCTGCGCCCGCAGGTAGGCCGTAGCGTCCGAGAAGTAGCCGGGGTTCAGCTCGACACCGGCGCCGCGGCGGCCGGCCTTCACCGCGCGGAGCGGTACCGTGCCGATCCCGGCGAAGGGGTCGAACACCAGCTCACCTCGGGCCGAGTAGCGCTCGATCAGCCGGTCCACGATGTCGAACTGGAGCGGGCAGACGTGCTTCTCGCGCCCCTTGGCGGCCTGACCCGTGTTCAGGGTGAGCATGCGGGCGATGTCGGTCCAGACATCATCACGGGACGATCCAGGCCACAGGCTCAAGAACTGCGACGGCAGGGCGAACCGCGCCTCCAGCTCCTCGCCGATCCGGACGTGCGTCTCGTAATCGTAGACCTGCTGCAGGCTGAACTCGCGGAACACGCGGGCCAGGACGTCGGGGCCGAGCTTCGCCATCTCGTCGGCGGGCATCAGCCGGTCGCCCGAGGACCGCCAGCGGGCGTGCGCGTCGACCTGCCAGCGGGCCCGCGAGTAGCCGGTACCTGGCACGGACGGGAGGCGCTGATCGAAGGGGACGAGACCGCCCTCGGCCGTGAGGCAGTGCGGCTTCGTCTTCGTGACCGGATCGTCGGCATAGGCCTTCGACAGGTCGGACGGCAGCTTCCGGAAGATCAGGACGAACTCAGGGGACCCGACCCCCATCTTGGTCGAATCCTTGCCGTTCTCCGTCCAGCCGAGGCGGTAGGTCTGATTGTTCTCCCGCACCACATCGGTGTCGATGAAGATCAGGCCCATGTAGGCGAAGCCGTGGCGCTGGTAGTGAAACAGCGTCTTGGCGTGGAACGGGTTGACCGTCGGCGTGCCGAAGCCGGTGGCCGAGCCGAACAGGATCCGGTCCTTCACGTGGATGCAGGCGAGCCGGCCGGGCTTGAGCGCCCGCAGCAGCTCCGGGGTGAGAAAGTCCATCTGCGCGAAGAAGTGTTCGTCGCAGTCGGTATGGCCGAAGTCGTTGTAGCTCGGCGTATACTCGTAGTGGTTCGAGAACGGGATCGACGTAACGATCAGGTCGAGGCTGTTCTCCGGTAGCCGCCGGCATTCCTCGACGCAGTCGTTGTTGACCATGCGCCAGTCGTGGCCGGACGCCTCGATGCGCTCCGTTCCGATGGACCGGGCAAGCGCCTGCGCGAACGCGGCCTGAGACAGGCCGTAGGTACGGATAATCTCTGCCATCTGTGCTGCCATCTCGTCGTGGCGCGCCCACTTCGCCTGCAGGTCCCGCACGGTCTCCCGGTCGGCCTCGGAGTGGATGATGTCGATCTCGACGGGGTGCGCCTGTTGGAACCGCTGGATGCGGTGGATCGCCTGGATGAAGTCGTTGAACTTGTGCGACACGCCGAGGAACACGGCCTTGTGGCAGTGGCGCTGCAGGTTGCAGCCGGACCCAGCGATGATCGGCTTGGCGGCGAGGTTGCGGATCTCGCCGTCGGCGAAGGCGAGGATCGCGGCCTCACGCTCGTCGAGGTCCTGGCTGCCGTAGACCGCTACCGCATCCGGCACGGCCGCGCAGATCGCGTGGCGCTCCGTCTCCAGGTCGTGCCAGAGGATGCGGTGGCTGTCCGGGTCGGCAGCCAGCAGCTCGGTGAGCTTCGCGACCCGCGCCGGCAGGCTGTCCCGCCGCTCGCGCGCCTCGCTGGCCAGCCCGACGGCCGAGGCGCGGAACAAGATGCCCTGGCCGTCCCGATCTGCGCCCGCGTCGGCGAGGTTCGTCTGCACCTCGTGCCAGCGCACGACGAGCGGCGGCAGGTCGTAGCCCTCATCCGAAAAGCCAAGGTCGGACGGGCGCTGCAGGAACACGCCCCAGCTCGCGCACCAGAGCCAGAACTCGCGCTCCTTGTGCGGGTAGAGGGTGAGGTCACCCGCCTTCTCGGAGTTGCGCTGAAAGAACCGGGTAAGGGCCTGGCCGGTGTCCATCACGCCGAGGAATCCGGCGTAGTGGATCAGCTCCTTGAAGCGGTTCGGCGAGGGCGTGGCGGTCGCGACGAAGCGGTGCCGGACCTCGCGGAACAGCGTGAGGAACGTCTGGTACGTCTTCGAGCCGAACGAGCGCAGCACGCTCGCCTCGTCCAGCGAGGCCGCCGCGAAGAGGTTCGGGTCGAGGCGGCCGTCGCGGACGCTCTCGTAGTTCGTGAGGTACAGGCCGGGCGCGTCGACCTCATCGGACCGGCGCACGAAGGCGATGGTCTGCCCGAGCGCGGCGGCCTCGCGGATGAACTCCTGCCGGACGCCGAGCGGCGCCACGATCAGCGCACGGCCACCAGTCCGCGACAGCACGAGGCGCAGGACCTCCAACTGCATGCCGGTCTTGCCGAGGCCGAACAAGGCGAAGATCGCCCGGCAGCCGCCGGCGACGGCCCACGCGACGATCGCGCGCTGATGTGGAAGGAGGCGTGGGTGGATCTCCGCGTCTGTGACGGTGTAGCCGGTGACCGGCGCGGCGCAGGCCTTCGCCTCCAGGAAGGCGCGGTAGTCGGGGACAGCGTTCATGCCGCCACCCCCTCGCCGCTCGCCTGGGCGCGCCGCTTCGTGCCGCGGTGCCGCTGCGCCCAGATCCGCACGTCGTCGTAGGTCGTCGCGTGAAGGACGCGCCACGCCTGTCGGAGCTGATCCAGGTTGAGGTGCGCGAGAAGCCCATCCTGGTCAGCCAGATCCAGATGGTCAGCGAGGAAGGCGCGGACGCGGGCCGCGGCGAGGGTCTGCTCGTTCGGCGGGGCCTGTCGGACGAGCGGCACCATCACCTGCAGGCGGAGCAGCGCGCGGGCGTTGACCGTGGCCTGACCGGCCGGGAGCCCGACGCAGCCGCCGTCCTTGTCCTGATGCGCCCATGATGCGGGGCACACCGGGCAGGCCCAGACCCAAGCGTCGGCGATGGCGGGGTCGTGGGCGTCGACGTCGCGCCCATCGACCAGGGCGCACTCGGTGCCGCAGTCGGCGCAGAAGATGGTCGCCACGTCAGACATCGAACATCTCCGCGATGTCGCGATCGACAGGCAGGCCCATGGCCCGGTCGAGCTGCGCCTCAATCACCAGGTCGGCCGTGCTGGGTTCGGGGTCGCCGCCCTGGCGACGCGCGCGGCGCTCGGCCTCGCGCACGAAGACCGGGTGCTCCGGCACGCAGGCGCGGGCCGCCTTGAGCCCGTGCTTCGCCTTCACGTGCGAGAACAGCGCCTCGGTGCTGGCGAGCGTTCGGTTGCAGTGGGGGCAGCGGAGGGCCGTCATGCCGCCACCTCGGCGGCAGGCGCCTGGGCCTTCATCTTGGCGGCCCAGAGCTTCACGGCCTCGAACGCCCAGCGCGATTGCGCCGTGTGCCGATAGAGCGGATCTTCGAAGTCGCCAGTCAGGTTGTAGATGCGTTCGGCCGACATGCTGTCGTCGTCGCGGAACCTACGGACAGCGTCCTTCCGATCGGCCGGATCGTTCTCGTCGCCGCCGTATTCGTCGCAGAGCTGCTTGAACAACTGCGGCTGCCATTTATGCCGCAGGCCCTCGTAGGCGCTCTGGATCAGGGCTTCGACGGTTGCCTCGCGGTCGTATTCCTCCTTGAACTCCGACTTACTCGTGAGATAGTCGAAGTTGGCTTTGTCGACGAAATCAACCGCCCCCTCCAAAGTGTTGAATGCCGGCCAAACCTCGTAGACGGCCGTGCCGAGATCGCCTCCGACCGCCAGCATGCCGGCGGCCCAAGTGACGCGGAATGCGTAGGCGCCCGTTCCCGGCTTGCCGAGCCGCCACGACATTGCAGGTGCATCCTGCATGACATGCTCGGCGAAGCTCAGGGCGGCGATGCGCTGGATGTTCTCGCGCTCGCTCATGATCAGGCGGCCTCCTCAGCGACGGCCGCGAGCGGCACGTACCGCTCGCCGCAGAACGGGCAGAAGGTCGGCGCCATGACGACGGGACGCTTGCCGCGCGGGGCGACCTTCTCGGTGAGCAGGGTCACGGTGACGTAGCCGGGGACACCGTTGCGCGGGAGCGCGATCGTGCCCGGCAGCTTCGTGTTGTGCTCCGCGAGCAGAGCGTTGGTCTGGGTGAGGCAGTCGCAGGCCATCAGGCGGCCTCCTCATCGGAGGTGATCGGCCGGACCTGGAAGCACGTCGCAGTGCTCGCCTCGGCCTCGCAGATCAGGGAGCCGTAGCCGAGGAGGGTCTCGACCTTCTCGCCGCGGCGGACGGGACGGACGGACAGCTCCAGCATGGTGCCGTCCGTGAACCGGACCGCGAACAGGCGGCCGCGGCCCTCGTACCGAGCGCGGCGGCGTTCGTTGATCGTCTCGCGGTGGACGACGCGGCGCTGGGACGACGAGTAGCCGGACCATTCGCCTTCGAGGACGTAGCGGGCCATCTCAGGCGGCCTCCGCCGTTCCGATGGCCAACAGGGTCGCCACGCGGGCCTCGACCTCGCCGAGGAAGGCGAGCACGGCGGCCTCGTCCTTCGCGATCTGCTCGTCGTCGCGGTGGAGGCGCTTCACCCAGAGGCGGAGGACCGGCGGCACGCTCGGGTGCCACGAGGCGAAGTCGCACCACTTCCGGCCCGTGCAGGCCATCTGCCAGCGCATCTGCGGCAAGTACTGCTCCGGGATCGTGCCGGAGAGCAGGGTGTCGAGGTGCGTGCGCAGGGTCGGGCACTTGATCTCGACGAGGCCGAGATCGCCCACCAGCCGGTCCGGGCTGGCGCCGGCCATGGCTATGCTCGGGTGCTCGACGAAGCCGATCTGGTCGACGTCGACGCCGTGCAGGAAGGCGTAGGCGTCGGCCGCCTGCGGCTCACGCTCGGAGCCCTCCAGCATCGGGCCCGTGAGGTAGTGCTGGGTCGTGAGCCCCGTCAGCCGCTCGCCGACGAGCTCCATCAGGTAGCGCTCGCGCTCGGCGGTCGGCTTGCCGTCCTTCTTCACGGCGAGGACGTCGTAGATGCGCGAGGCCGTGGCCTTACCGGCCCTCGCATCCAACCATTCGGGAGACCCTTGGATCATCTCAGGCATAGGTCGCGCCCTCCAGCTTTCCACGACGAAGGCGCATCAGAGCTGCGCCGCCACTGATCCCGAGTGCTCTGGCGTATTCGATGACGGGCACGATCCCGGCGTCAGTTTTCACCAAGACTAGACTGGCGCGATTGTGTGCCTGCACTTTCGGCGTTGCCCAGCGCACGTTCCCGGGCTCGTACCCGCGTTTCCCGTCGATCCTGTCGAGCGTTGTGCCCGGCGGCCGCTCGCCGATGTGCGCGAAGAACGCCTGGAATGAGTTGATCCACTCGGGATGGACCGTGATCCCCTTCGCTCCGTATCGAGCGAAATCTTTATGGGATGCGTCCAAGCAGCGCCGCTTCATGGATGTCCATGAGCTATACTCAGGCGAGCCGTGCCTGCCGTGTTTCAGGGTGTTCGGAGGGATCTCCCGACGAAGGCAGCCGCAGGACTTGGTCGTGCCAGCCTTCACCCGACCGATGGCGACCTCGGTCTCGGCACCGCACGAGCAGCGGAACAGCCCCATCAGGCGCCCGTCGCTGGAGCGACGCTCGATCTGGCGCACGAAGGTCAGCCGCATATCGGCCATGTCAGCGGCCCTCCTGCTGGCGGGCGCGGTTGGCCACGGTGGTCTTGATGGAGGCGAGGACCTCGTCGAACCGATTGGCCGGCAGGTCCGGCACGCTCTCGACGCCGAAGAAGCGCAGCAGCCGGTCCGGCGGGATCTTGTGCTCGGTGAGCTGCTTGCGGATCTGCTCCGCCTGCTCGTCGCTGATGACGTCGTCGTTGCCGCTGGCCGGCGCCCCGTCCGTGTCGTGCGGGTCGTTCGTCAGCGCGATGTTGAACACCTGCAGGACGAGGTAGCGCCGGGCATAGGTGATCGTGGAGCCGATCCCCTGGATGGGGGTCTTGTTGGCCTTGCCCTGGGCGCCGGCGGTGTCGGGCGGGAGGTCGAGGTGATAGGCGCGCTCGTGCCCTGCCTCGTGGGCACAGGTGCAGGTGACCCGGAGGTTGCCCTGGATCGGCGACGGCTCGGTGTCGAACGACAGCGAGAAGCCGTGCCGGGCGATGATCGGCGCTGTTGCCTTGGCGATGCTCTCCAGGCGGGCATAGGAGGCCCCGGAATGCGAGTTGCGGGCGTCGCGCAGGACGCGCGGCAACTCTGCCTGACAGGCGGACATCGCGGCGTTGAAGGCGATGCGCGCGCGCTCAGCCCGATCCTCTCGCGCCATGACGAGGAACCGCTCGACGCGGTCCGGGTCGATGTTCGGGTCCCGGGCCATCCGCTCGATGATGGACAGGACGGCGGCGCCCTCGGCCGGCTGGGCGGCCGGCACCTGGGTGGTTTCCGCGACGGCGATCTCTTGGCGTGCTGCTGACACGGGTCTCTCCTCAGAAGGGGATGTCGTCGAAGCGACGAGCGCGGCTGCCCGGCACCGGTCCGGGCGAGACCTCGGACGGCTCGCCGAAGGTGAGGCGCTCGAACTCGACGAGGCGGATGGCCTCGACGGCCTCCAGCACGACGAAGGCCTGCCCCGGGTTCTCGCGGGCGAGGCGCTCGGCCTCGCGGATGGCGCTAGCCTTGGTCGGGTGCGCGTAGTTCGTCGGCCCGGTGCCGTGGACGAGCCAGTAGGGTTCGAGGTCCAGCGCCATCGCCGTCACTCCCCTGCCCGCTTGGCCTGGCGCTCCAGCCAGTCGCGGACCTTCTCGTCCTCGGTCTGGACGAGGACGGATTCCCCGCTGTCGCGGACGAAGGAGAGGCCGAAGCCGGCGGAGCGGGCGGCGAGCGTGAGGTGCCGCTCACGGCCGGCCCGAAGCGCCGCGATGAGGTCGCCGCGCTCCCAGCGGGCGCGGACGTGTCCGACCTGGACGTGGACCATGCCAGCGCGCGGGAGCAGCTCGGCCGCCTCGGCGGGCGTGAGGCGCATGTCCTCGGGCGCGGCCGCCGCGCGCGGCTCCGGGGCGGCGAGCGCCAGGGCGGCCGGCAGCGCCAGGGCGAGGTCGAGATAGCTGACGATGCTCACGGGCGGGCAAGCTCCAGGAGGGCCCGGCGGTCGGCCGCGGGCATGTGGCGGAAGGCGGTGAGGAGGGAGCGCTCGTCGTCGGTCAGCGCGACGCTCTCGGCGTCGAGGCCGGCGATGAGGCTGAGATCGAAGCCGTAGAGGTCGGCGAGCTGGGCGCGGCGGGCGAACGGCACGGGCTCGTCGCCGCGTTCCCAGGCGCTGAGGGCGGTCTGGGAGGCGCCGAGCAGGTGCGCGATCTCGGCCTGCGGCAGGCCGGCCCGCTGGCGAGCCTCGCGGATGACGCCGGCGACCGTCTGGCGCTCGGACAGCTCCACGGTGCTCGGCACGCCGCGCGGGCGCGGGCCGGTGGCAGCGAAGCGCGGGCGGGACGGCGGCCGCCGGTCGAGCCGGATGAACGCCGCGTCGGAGGTGCGGGCCGGCCTCACGCGCGCCTCCCGGCGGCCCGGAGCCGGGTGCGCGCATCGGCGAGCACCGTGACATCGTCGCGCCCGTCGAGGTCGACGCGGGTCTCGGCGGTGAAGAGCGCAACGCCGGCGGCCATGCTGGCAGCCGTGGCCTTCTCCAGCGCCTCCTCCAGGATGAGTTCGACGACCGCGCGCGGCTGGTCCAAGCCGGTCCGGGCGAGGAGGACCTGCAGCTCGCCGACCTGGCCCTCGAGGGTGCGCAGGGCGGCGTAGAGGTCGGCGCTGTTGCGCTCGGCCATCTCGTGAGCCGCGACGTGCCGCGGGAGCGCCTGGGCGATCTCGCTGTAGGTTGGGAGACCGAACTCGGCGGCGTAGCGGTCGACCAAGGCGATGAACGCCTGGTGGTCCGGAGCGGAGCGAACGGCGCAGCTCATCGCGCACCCGCCAGCTTCGAGGTCAGCCGGCCGGCCGAGATCTCCACCTTCTGGTGGATCTCGGCGAGGCGAGTGCTGATCGCCTCCAGCTTCCTGAGGTCGTAGTCCTGGCCCGCGCCGCGCCCGGTGGCGCGCTCGACGTGCCAAGCCAACATGCCGAGCCCCTCCAGCATGCCGTCGAGGCCGGACAAGCTGGCGCCGAGTTCGCCGATGGCGTGATTGCGCTCGAACGTGGCGACGGCGTCGACCTCAAAGCCCGGCGCCAGACGGACGAGGGGCTGATCCGCGGCGACGCTCTCGACGAGGTGCGGGGCGACCTTCGGCAGGTGGCCGAAGGCGGCGCGAATGGGATGCTGGGCGTTCACAGCAGGGCTCCGGTCGGCGACCGGACAGCGGCCGGCGCGAGGTACAGGTCGAGGCGGGTGTCGCGGGCCGGCGCCTCGGTGCGGCCCAGCTCGCGGTTGGTCTCGACGCGGGCGGCGACCCAGCGGCGGGCGTGGTCCTCGACGTCGGCGATCGCCGCGTTGAGGGCCGGGCTCTGGCTCGGGCGGAAACGGGGATCCCGGAGGCTCGCCTTGCCGGCGTCGCAGCGGGCGGCGAAGCGGGCGAGGCTGGCGGCGCGCGCCTTGGCGGAGTGGGTCGCCATGGTCAGCGGGCGCCCCGGACGGCGGCCACGTGCTGGATGATGAAGCCCGGCACGAACGGGCCGAAGCCGATGGTCAGCGATGCCAACAGGCAGTGCGCGACCGCAGTGGTGGCCGAGGCGTGCTGGAGACTGTCGAGGTAGGCGGTGAGCATCTGGGGCTCCATCGGCTCGGTGAGCGGCGATGGGCAGATGATACCGTTCTGGTATGTTCAGTCAATACCAGTTCGGCATATTTTGCGTGCGGCGGATCCGGAAGCACCGCTGACCAGCAGCGCAAACGTGGCGGATATCCACATCCGTCCACAGGCTCAAACCGGCGCGGTATTTTCTGTTCGCCTTTCGTTCCTGTCCCGTGTCACCCTCTGGTTGTGGTCGTGCAGAGGAGTGGCCATGGGCCAAAGCGTTCAGTTCGCCGTCCAACGCTTTCAGGATGCCGGTCCGGGGCAGTGGTCTCGCGGGCGTCTCACCGAGTGCAGGACAGCAGACGAGGCTCGGCGATTGGCAGAGCGTTGCGTTGCAAGGGGTGAGTCGACAGGAGCAGCGGCGTTTTCACGACGCTCATCAGGAGAGTTTGGAGTTCAGGACAGCCCGATCACCATTGCTGCTTTTGGCGATGTCCCACCGGAAGCGAAAGATATCCTTCCGTTTTGATCGACCGATCCAGTTCAACAGGGGAGAGCACAACATGGCCCTCAAACCCATCGTCGCTCACAACGTGCAGCTCTTCGTGCTGGTGAAGGGCAAGCTGGTGGCGGGAAATCTCGTGAGCTGCAGGGATCCTGAGGACGCCTGCCGCACCGCCGAGCACAAGGTCCAGACCGGCCGGGCAATCGGGGCGGCCGCCTTCACGCGTACGATCGTGGATCCAGAATATGACGATGGATCGGAGCCGACCACGCTCGCCACCTTCGGCCGGCTGCCGCCTGGGTTGGCGGACAACCTTCCGTTCTGACCTCAGCGCCGGAGGAGCTTCTGCATCGGCCGATATGTGCCAATGACGAAGGCTCGGACCGCGACCTGGAGATCCTCGCGGGGCTTCCACTCCAGCTCACGCCGAGGAACGTGGATCGGCTCCTGCCACCGTGGATCGTCGCTGTCTGGGTGCAGCTCGACGGAGCCACCTTCGGCCACACGGTAGACCTTGGCGGTGCGTTCACGCAGATGACCGCCGAACTGGATCTGCTCGACGATCACGAGGTCGCCGTTCTGCGGCTGGTGCCCGCTGATCCCGATATCGACGCAGTGCAGGATGTCGCCGTCGATCGCTATCTGATTGATCGAGGTGCCACGCACGACGAGGCCGTATTGCGCCTTCCGCGGGTAGCGCGAGTCCGGCACCACCGGCGCGCGCTCATAGATCGTCTCATCGACCGCGGTATCGACGGTGAGGAACCGGCCGGCCGCGACTTCGCCCGGCACGTCCAGGCCGGCTTCCCCATCGATCGTCCAGCCAGGCCCGTCCTCGCCTTCCGGCTCATTCAGGTTCGCGGGCGGGAAGAGCAGGGTCTCCGCGCTGATGCCGAGAGCGGGGGCAAGTCGCTCGGCCCATTCCTTCGTGAGCTTCCGCTCACCCGCTTCGAGCCGGCGGATCTGCGGTTGCGAGGTGCTCGCCGCATCCGCCAGCTCCTGCTGGGTCAGCCGCGCCCTCTCCCGAAATTGCTTCAACGCGCTCATACCAAAGTGATATTTCGCGCCGTCCACCTCGTCTAAGGACAAAATGGTATAAGGGGGCTTGTCGCTGATATACCGTAACGGTATGTTGGTTGGTATGAGGCTCACCGACTACCTTCGCCAGCACGAGCTCACCCACACCGAGTTCGCCGCCATGATCGGCGCGACCCAGGCTGCGGTGACGCGATATGTGAACGGCCGGCGCAAGCCGAGCCTCGACAAGCTGATCCTGATTGAGCGCGTGACCGAAGGTGCGGTTCGTGCGCTCGATTTCGCCAACGACCCGGCGCCTGCTGATCCGTCAGACGCGGCATCCTCCGTCGAGGGAGCCGCCGCGTGATGCGCCGCGCCCTCCTCCTCGCCGCGACGCTCACTCTCGCCGGCTGCTCCGACAGCGACGTCGCGCGTCAGACGGTCGAGCTCTACGGGTTCACCGACATCGCGATCGGCGGCTACACGCCGTTCGGCTGCGCAGAGAGCGACAGCTTCCGAACCAGCTTCACGGCCCGCGGCGTCAACGGCGCGTGCGTGCAGGGTGTCGTCTGCTCGGGCGCCTTCAAGGGCGCGACGCTGCGGGTGACCGGCCCCTCGAATGCCTGCCCTGTCCGCGGGCCTGTAGCCCCTCAGTCGAGCGCGCGCTGATGGGTACGGCATGCCTCTTCCTCGGCGCGTGGTCCGTCCTGAGCTGCACCGCTGGGCGCGCTCTGATCTCGGGTGGTCCGTCTGACGCTCTGGTCCGCCGCGCGAGCCACGTCGGCCTCGTGGTCGGCGCCGGGCTGATCGTCTGCGGCGGAGCGCTCCGGTGAGCGCCGCCCCTCGCCTTTCGCCGCGTGCCCCTGCCGTCGCCAGCGTCGAGGCTGCAGCCTCGGTGGCGGTCTCCTGCCTGGAGCCCACCGTGACCGACGCGAAGACCCTACTGGCGCTTGGCTGCGCCTGCCGCCGCGCTGCGGGCGCGTTCGCGATCCTGGCGTCGCGTCTCTCCATCGAGGTCGAGCGCGGCGAGCATCCGGACACCGGCGCGCCGGCCGAGATGGCGCAGCAGGCCCTCGACCTGGAGCGCGCCGCGCAGCACCTCCAGGCCGAAGCTCAGGACGCCGAGCTTCTCGCGCTGCTCCCGTACCGAGACCGGTTCGCCGACCTGGTGCGCATGGCCGATGCCATGGACCACGGCGTCAGCTTCGTTCCGATCGAGCCTGTCGCTGCCGCCCGGTCGCCCAGCCCCGCGGAGGTTGTCGTTGTCGGGCAGGACAACACCGCCTCGCTTCGGGAGCGCGTGAGCCGTGGCATGGCGCGTCTGAAGAGGCGCGCCTGAAATGTCGGTGCTCAAGCACATCGCCGGGTCTGCCGTTCTCGTCCGCGAAAACTGTAACGCCTCGGCCGTGCCGACGTCTTTACTGGCTGTCGCGCGGCTGTGCACAGCTTCCCCCCATCGCAGCGGTCGCAGGCTCACGCCTCCCGCCAGCGAGCGACCCGGCCGAGACCATCGCAATCTCGGACCCTCGGCCGGGTCGTCCCCTCTCCTGCGCGCCCGTCTCCGCCTGCAAGCTGCCGGTCGCGCTGTGTGTCGTGCGTACTCCGTCAACCTCCCGCATTCGCTGCGCTCCTGTTCGACATCCGCAAGATGTCGCGAAGGAATGGCGCTGTGGGGACAAAGACTGACCGGAACCGAGCAATGCTGACCGCATCTCAAGCTCGGGACGAGACCTTGCCGAAGCTGTCGGCGCTCGTCCGCCTCGCCCAGTCGAGCATGGGTTCGAAGATGGCCGCCTACGACGCGGTCGGGCGCCGGATCGGGGCCTCGGGCTCCTGGGTCCGCAAGTTCATGGGCCGACAGGACACCGGCCTCGACGGGCACGTCCTGCACAACATTCGGACCGCCTACGAGCGGCTCTGCACGAACATCGAGGCCGCGGCCGACGCCGCAGAAGCCACCAACGCTCTGCTCCGGGAGGATCTCCATGCGGCTCTTCGCGCCGATCGTCCGGCTGCTGCGCGCACGCCTGGAGGCGCGCCGGCTGCGGGCGCAGCTCCGCGCCGTCCAGGACGGTCGACCTCACCGGCACTGGTCCGTCCGGATGCTCGCCCGCGTGTGCCGGGCCTGCCGGGTGCGGGTGATCTGACGGACCTGCCGCTGTGGCGGGCCGCGGGTGAGGAGGAGTGAGTATGGGCCGGTTTACGAAGCGCCCCGTCACGGTCGAGGCGGTGCAGTTCAACAAGATCGGCGACCATCCTGCGGTCAAGGCCGGCTTCGGCACCGGCTTCTGCATTGAGGGTCGCCAGGGCTTCGTCGGGGTTCAGCCGGGCGACTGGATCATCACCGAGATGAACGGCGCCGGCTTCTATCCGTGCAAGCCCGATGTCTTCGAAGCGACCTACGTGCCGGCCGAGGACCGCGACCCGGCGGCAATGTCGTTCGGCGATGCCCTCCGTGCGCTGAAGGCCGGCGAGCGCGTCTGCCGGGCTGGCTGGAACGGCAAGGGCATGTGGCTCTCGCTTAGTGGGCCGCCCCGTGGGCTCGAGGTCGTCGCCGAGCGCTTCTGGTCGGCAAACAACGCCCACTTCGCGCGCCGCAGCGGCGGCACCGCGACCGTCCTCCCCGCCATCACCATGAAGACCGCCACCGGCGAGATCCTCATGGGATGGCTCGCCTCCCAGACGGACATGCTCGCCGAGGACTGGATGGTCCTCCCGGCCGACGCCGCCTGACCTCCCCTCCCGCCGCACAGAAGGAGCCGACCATGTCGAGCGACGAGACCAAGCTGGAAGCCGAGCTGCAGGCGAAGGGGCTGAACGCACCCCGCCTGACGCCCGATCACATCGACAGCCGCATCGTCAGCGCAGCCTACCACGTGTTTCCGGGCACGACGCTGACGGTCTGCGCGCTCACCCTGCGCAACGGCTTCATCGTCACCGGCACCAGCGCCGCGGCGTCGCCCGAGAACTTCGATCCGGCGATTGGCGAGCAGATCGCGCACCGGAACGCTCGCGAGCGCATCTGGGAGCTGGAAGGCTACCTGCTCCGTGAGCGGCTGGCGGCGGCCTGACCATGTCCGACGGCGCCTTCGTCACCGCCCTGCCGACGCACTTCGCGACCCTGCGCGAGGGCGTCGAGAAGCACGTCCCCGAGACGGCCGTGAACGCGATCATCCGCAAGGGCCTGATCGCCCTTCTGGGCTGGGCCGAGGCGATGGCGCACGCCCTGGTGTCGATCACGCCGGCGCCCGCGCAGCAGCAGTTCCACGCGCCGCTCGGCGACCGCTTGCCCGTCGTCGAGGAGCCGCGCGTGCCCCGTCACGCCGGCCACGACCCGCGCCTGCCGGGCAACCGCCCGCACCCCTGAAACGAGAACCGCCCGGCCTGCTGTGGGAGCGGGTGCCGGGCGGTCAGTCGAAGTCTTCCTGGAGGATGTGATGGGTAAAGGTAGGAAGGCCGAAGATCAAGCTCGGCCCAACGTCGATACTGTCGCCGAGCTTCGTTCCTATGCAGAGCGGATCGTCCGTATTGAGGACGAGCGGAAAGCGCTCGCGGGCGACATCAAAGAGGTCAAGAACGAAGCCGCCGCTCGTGGCTTCGACAAGAAGGCGCTCGCCGTCGTCATCGCGCGCATGCGCGAGACCATGGAGGAGCGCGAAGCGCGCGAAGAGACCGCGGCGCTGGCGGATGTCTACCTCGCCAGCCTCGGCATGCTCGACGGCACCCCGCTCGGTGATGCGGCTCGACGCCTGTTCGACCCCATCGCGGATCCCGAAGGGCACGCGGCAGCGACCGAGGATGCCATGCACCTCGAGGACGACGCGGAGACAGCCGCCATGGCTCCTTCTGCGCCGCCCGCCGGCGCCATGAGCGAAGAGGCGCTGGCCACCGCCCGCGAGGAGGGCTCCTCCGCGGCCGCCGCTGGCGAGCGCGTCTTCTCGAACCCCTACGTCGCCGGCGATCCCCGCCGCGCTGCCTGGGATGAGGGCTGGTGCCTGCGCAAGGGATCAGACGGGATGGAGATCCCCGACGCCTTCCGCCGGAAGAAGAAGCCCGCAGCTGACGAGGCTGGTGAAGGGGCTGCGTCGTGAGACCGGTTCGGGAGATGCAGCCCACCCGCCTCACGCGCGGGAAGGCGGCCGCCGAGGAGGCGAGCGCGGCTCAACGGCTGCGCACGCAGCTCGGCGCCATGGTCGATGTCCGGGAATCGAAGGATGCCGAGGAGCCGATCCTGGGGCCCGGCGTGCGCGCGGCCATTCTCGGATGGCTCGCCGAGATCCACGCGGCAGCCGATCTCGCGGCGGTCGGAGTGAAGCCGCGCAGCACCGCCCTGCTCTACGGACCGCCCGGCTGCGGAAAGACGACGCTCGCCCATCACCTCGCCGCCCGCCTCGGCGTGCCGCTGGTGATCGTCCAGGCCGAGCAGCTCGTGGAATCGTCGCTCGGTGGCACGGGGCGGAAGGTCGCCGAGCTGTTCGATGGTCTGGCGAAGGTCGGTGCGCCGTGCGTCGTCCTGATGGACGAAATTGACGCGATCGGTTCGGAGCGCAGCAACGACGATCAGGCCTGCGCTCGTGAGATGAATGCGGCGCTGACCACGCTGCTCCAGAAGATCGAGGCGTTCGGCGGCCGCCTGATCGCTGCAACCAACCGGCACGACAAGCTCGACAAGGCGCTCTGGCGCCGGTTCGGCCTGCAGATCGACGTCGCCCTGCCCGGTGATGATGAGCGCTGGGCGATCCTCAAGCGGTACGGGCTGCCGTTCGACTTCGACGACGACACCATCGACGGCCTGGCCGAGATCACGCGCGGCGCTGCTCCGTCGCTGTTGCGGCAGACGATGGAGGGCATCAAGCGGACCCTGGTTCTCGGTGAGCGGCTTCGCCTACCGGTCGACGATCCGGCCGCGGTGCTGCGCATCGTCATCGAGCACGCGCGCCCGCACCCCGACTATCAGGCGCCGCCCCTCTGGGCCGACACGTCGCTCGCGCGGACGTTCGCCCCCGAGGCTTGGCCGCCGGCTCGGCAGGGCTGACCATGCGCCAGCCGCCAGCCTCCCACGGCCCCGTGTTCGCGCCGCCTGGGCGCCGCGTGGTCGATTCCGTGACCGTGCTCCTGCCGGTTCCGCCCTCGGTGAACCGGATTTACCGGCACACGAAGGAGCGCGGCCCGGTGAAGTCGGACGCCTACAAGTCGTGGATTGATGGCGCCGGTTGGCGCCTCCAGGCGCAGCGTCCCGGTCGCGTCCCCGGGCCGTACGTCCTCCTGCTGGCCGTCCCGCGCACGGCCCGCATGGACATCGACAACGCCGCCAAGGCGGTGTCCGACCTGCTCCAGCGGCACGGCGTCGTCGACAACGACCGGGATGCCGTCCGCGTGCTGCTCGAGTGGCACGCCGAGCACGACGAGGTCGCTGCCACGGTGCGCGGCCTGTCCGATGGCGCTGCCCTCGAGCCGATCGCCCCCGTACGCCCTCCGCTGGAGGCGGTGGCATGACATGGCACCTCCCCGTCCTCGCGGGCCGCGCGCTCTCCGGCAGCATCTCCCTCGTCGTGCGCGGCAGCGCCGATTCCTCGCGCCTGCGGAGATCCGCGCTGTGACCCATCGCGAGAACAAGGCGCACGCGCTCGCGGAGCGGGGGAACGACCTGTACGAGACGCCGGCCGTCGCCGTGCGGGCTCTGATCGGGACCGAATGGCTCCCACAACGGATCTGGGAGCCTGCCTGTGGGCCCGGCGCCATCGTGCGCGAGCTGTATGCGGCCGGGCACGACGTGCTGGCCACCGACCTCGTCGACTATGGCTGGAAGGGGCAGGTCTCGGACGTCGACTTTCTGAAGGTCGACGCGGCCCCTGACGGCATCGACTGCATCGTCACGAACCCGCCCTACAAGGACGCTCGCGCCTTCGTGGAGCAGGCCGTGCGGCTCTGCCCGCGCGTGATGATGCTGCTGCGGTTCTCGTTCTACGAGAGCATCTCACGCGGCTCCATCCTCGACACCGGCACGCTGGCCCGGGTGCATTGCTTCCGCAAGCGCCTGCCGATGATGCACCGCGACGGCTGGGTTGGCCCGAAGGCCTCCTCGAACATGGCCTTCGCGTGGTTCGTCTGGGACCTCTCCCATCGCGGCCCGACGCAGCTCAGCCGCATGTCCTGGGAGGACTTCACCGACGAAGCCGGCGCCGATCCCCTCCTCATGGCCGCGGAGTAGGCGATGGCGATCCGTTCAGAAGCCCTCCGCGCGCTCGTGGCGGCCGGAGCCTCGGCCGAGATGCTGCTCGTGGTGATCGAGGCCGACGAGAAGGCTGGCGACCTGGTGGTGCTCGACGGGCGCCACATCTCGCCTGAGCTTCGAGCCGAGGTGATCGCCCGTGACGGGCCGGTGTGCCGCTACTGCCAGCGCGTCACCGCCTACCCGCAACTGGACCATGTGCTGCCCTGGAGCCGGGGCGGCGCGACCGATGCCGCGAACCTCGTCGTGTCCTGCAAGTCCTGCAACACGGCCAAGAAGGATCGCACCCCTGAAGAGTGGAGGGGTGCATGAGCATCTCCGAACTGATCGCCCAACTCCGGGCCGCCGGCGCCACCATCGAGGTGATTGAGATCGCGGTTCGATGCGTCGAGGCAGCCAAGGAGGCTGAACTCGCGAAGGATGCCGAGCGACGTGCCAAGCAGGCCGCGCGGGTCCGCAAGCACAGGGACACGAAGAAGGGTGGCATTACCGTAACGTTACAGTCACGCGACGGTAATTCACCCCCCGTCCCCTCCCCAAATGGTCCGCCCCCTCCTCCTGCACCTCCACCCCCACCCCTTAACCCCTCCCCGACCCCCGGTTCCGACCCTGACGGGTCGGCCGACGATGTCGGGCAAGCTGGCGCAGGCGCGGCCGAGCAGGCCCGAGCCTTCCGCCGGGATCTGCTGACCCGGGGTGCCGCGCTGATCTGCGCCAACACTGGTCGGTCCCAGCGCTCCGCCCTGGCCCTGATCGGCCACTGGCTGGCGATCGCCCAGGACGAGGCCGTGGTGGTGCTCGGCCTGATCGAGGACGCCGACGGACGCGAGCTGGCCGACTTCACGAGCTGGGTCGACCGGCGCCTCCAGGCCCGCCGCGAAGCGATGGGCCGACGCCCGGACCGCGGCCGCCCTGCCCAGCCAGCGCCTACGGGCCTCGCGGCCCGCCTCATCCGTCAGCACGCCGCATCCCAGATGGGAGCCTACGATGTCGAACCGCCTGCCATCGACGCGAACGACCCCGACGCCGGCCCAGGTCGAGGAGAGGATCTCGGCACTCCATGGCAGGCTGGAGGCGCATCCCGTCCTTCCGACCCGCTGCTGCGTGCGGCGGGACAGGGCGGCCACGACAGCCGAGCGTCGAGTGCTCTCCGACGTCGCCGCGCGGCTTAACGCCGAGCTGACGGCGCCCTCGGATCCCCGACACGTCGACACGGTCGTGACCCGGGTTCTCCTCGGATTCGAGCAGGGGCGCGGGCGCGGCGACGACGAGAACGAGGTGCTGATCGCGGAGTACGTGGCGGCGCTGAAGGCCCTTCCGCTGGCCGCGATTCACGCGGCGGCAGAGCGCTTCCGGTCGGGCGAGACGCTGCGGCCCTGGGTGAAGCGCTGGCGGCCCTCCCCGGCCGAGTTCGCCGACGAGGCGCGCGAGGGCCTGATCCCGCTCCGGACGCAGCTCCTGCGCATCCGCCGCGTGCTTGAGGCCGAGATCTACGACGTGCCGACGGCGGAGCAGCGCGCGGAGGTTGCGAAGGCGGCCGAGGCGCATCTCCAGCGCATGCGCGAGGCGGATTCGAATCGTCACCGCGCCGAGACGCCGGCCGAGATCGCGCAGGCGCAGCGGGCGAAGCTGGACGAGGACCTAGCCCGGCTCCGCGCCACCGGCCACGGGCCCGACATCGGCCGGCTGATCGCCCACTACGACCGGCGACATGGCCTGACGGGAGGCGCGCGGTGAGCCGACGCCCCGATCTCTGGAAAGCGGAGCTGCGCGACCGCGAGGCCGCGCGGAAGGCGGCTGAGGCTCAGCGAGAGCCGCCGGGCGAGCACACCTGCGCCTCGTGCGGCGTGTTTGGCGCCTCGTTCGGCTTCGGCGTCTTTCGGAATCGCAGCGACGGCATGTGGTCGTGCGCCGACCGAGAGTGCCTCGCGATCGTAGAGGCGCGCGCCGCTGTGCCTCCGATGCCGGCCGAGACCGCGCGGACCGATCCGCCGGCGGCCGACCTGTTCGGCCGCTCGGCGGCCTGACCGATTCCCAGCTCAACCAGGAGCACACCATGGCCGAGACCACTTCCCTGACGCAGGGCGACTTCCAAGAGCGGGTGGCGGAGCGCATCCGCGGTGCCATCGGCGACTTGATGCCGGATGACGTCCTGCGCGGGCTCGTCGAGCGCGCCGTCGAGGAGAGCCTGTTCAAGCAGCGGCCGGTCATGGGCAAGGATCGCTGGGGCACCGAGACGGTCCAGCGCTACGAACCCCCATTCCTTCCCGGCTATGTCGCTGGCCTCGTCCAGGAGCGCGTGGATGCGGCGATCCGAGAGCACATGGATGCCCGTCGGGAGGAGATCGACGCCGTCGTTCACGAAGTGCTCGGGCGCGGCGTCGCGCAGGCGCTGGTAAAGGGCGTGGAGCACCTGTTCCAGGGGCCGCTTATGGCGTTCCAGACGTCGGTCTACCAGAGCTTGAACCAGATCCAGCAGCACGGTCGGTAGGGAGAACCCGCGTCCGGTGCTGATGGCGAACCCGCTACGGATCGAAGGCCCGGACCCGCCGGCTGTCGACTGCAAGGATGTGTCGCGCTGGCTCGTCGCGGCATTCCAGGCCCTGCCCGACACGCCGATCTTCTCGGCCCGGGCGGGGGTTGGCACGCCGCTCAGTCTGAACGCGGCGCCAGGAACCTATGACTGGGTCAACTTTTCGGCCGATGTCCTGGGCGTGGACAGCGAGGAGCGCATCGCCCTGCTCACCTGGGCCCGGGCGAAGGCGCGGCGGCGGATCAAGCGCCACCGCCGGCTCCGTCTGCTGAAGGAGGTGCCCGGCGGCACGATCTCGGATCATTGCCGCGAGTTCGGCATCTGGCGGCGGACCTTCGACCGGCGCTGGAAGAGAGCCTGCGAGCGGCTCGCCGATGCTTGGAACGCACGCGATACCGGCCGATCGGAATGACGCAGGCATAGATCACGCTTGCGTGTGTCCAAAAACGGGACGCAGATCGGGTATCACGGATCGGCGGAAGGCCGGCCAGCTCAAGGGGCTCACCGTGGCATCGTCCAGGAACAAGGCCGTCTCCCTCGCCGGTTCGCCGGCTTCCCACCCGCCGGGCGCCGTCGACCGCCTCGCCGTGCTTCGGGCCCGGCAGGCGGATCTCGCCGAGAAGCGGGCCGACAACGCCGAGCTGAAGGCGCGGCTCGCCGCCAAGCAAGCGGCCGAGGACGCGACGACGAAAGACCTCTGCAAGGTCGTGATCGACCGCATCCAGAAGCGCGAAGCCGACGCCCGGGCGCGCCGGAAACTGGAGACGCCGCAGGAGCGGCATCGCGCGAACCAGCAGCGCAAGCGGCTGCGCCTCAACCCGCACGTCGAGCGGGACGCCACGATCAAGCCCGGCCGGCGCATCGTCACCGATCCGACGAAGCTCGGCAGCTTCGTCGAGGTGCAGGTCAACAAGCAGCTCGACGTCCTGACGATGGAGCACTCGGCCAGCCGGATCAGCGATCAGGAGTTCGCAGTCGGTCGGCTCCTCCAGGCCGCGTGGGTCGGCGATCGATCCGAGGTCGACGGTCGCCTGGATCGGCTCGCGCAATACGGGATCCTGCCCGGCGGCCAGTCCGGCGAGGACCTCGCCCCTCGCGAGATGGGTATGCTTCGGCAGGTGTTCCGGGTCCGCGCCGTCACCCAACTCGACGAGAAGCTGGCCGGCGTCATCGGCTGGATCGGGGTTCGCTTCCTCAAGGCCATCTTGGTCGAAGGCCACACCCTCAAGACCTACGCCTCGTGCACGGTCGGGGGCGGTGACCGCGGCGTGGGCCGGGTCGGGGATCGCTTCCGGTGGCTGCTGGAATCGGTGACGGATCACTTCCACACCGCGGAGGGCGCCCGGCGCTACGCCCCGGACGACATCTACTCCGCCGACGCCGCGACGGTGCCGGATCGGGTCGCCGCGCTGAAGGCCCGGGCCGCGGAGGCGGAGGCCTCCGAAACCGCCCCGGCTTGACACCCGACGGGCGAAACGGCAGGAATCTATATGAAGCGAGACGCGCGCCCGGGGTCGAACGACCGCCGGGCGTTTTGCATGTCCGCCCCCCACTTCACCGAACCCGCTCAACAGCTTAGGCGTTGCTCCGGCAGACGCGGCAGCGGTTCCGCGATATGGTCGTTCCACCATGATCCAGCCGGGCGCACCCGCGTGAGCGCGCATGCGACAGTGACCGCGATCGAGCAGGAGGCCGCGGCCTTCTGCCGGCGGCGCTTCCGCGATCAGGCGGACTATCTCGAAGCCAAGGACTCGCACTGCAAGCGCATCGCCGCGCTCGTGCGCCAGCTTCGGCCGCAACTTGGCACCGTCGAGAAGCGTACGTTCGGCCAGTCCGGGGTGAGCGAGAAGGGCAAGCCGTTCACCGTCGCGAGGCGGCGAAAAGCGGCCTGATCTGAGCCTCGGATCGCATCCGACAAGGGAACTTGTCGGAAGTGATCCGCAGAGCGTGAGGGCGGAAAAATCCGCTCGAAATATTCTGAGACCATTCCGGGGTGACGATGTCCCTTCTGCCGGTGCCCGCCGCGCCGGCGGATACGGTCGTCTCGCTCGACCGGGCGAAGGCCTATGCCGGGGCGTCCCGGTCGGATCGCACCCGGGTCGCCTACATCTCGGCGTTCCGCGTGTTCGTGACTTGGGCCGCGGGACAGGTCGACACGCTGCCAGCCAGTCCCGCCACTGTCGCGGCCTACGTCGCCCACCTTGCGGACACCGGCCGGAAGCCGGCGACCATTGACCTGCACGTGGCGGCCATCGCCGCGGCGCACCGGGCCGCCGGCTTTGACAACCCGACCGCATCGGAGGCGGTGAAGGCCACGATCCGCGGCGCCCGCCGGGCGCTCGGCACCCGCCAGACCCAGAAGGCGCCGGCCACGGCCGAGACCCTGCGGAAGATGCTACGGAAGATCCCGGACAGCCCGGCAGGGCTGCGTGACCGCGCGCTGATCCTGCTGGGGTTCGCCGCCGCGCTCCGCCGGTCCGAGCTCGTCGCCCTCGACGTTGCGGACCTCGAGCGGGTGCCGGACGGCATCATCGTCCACGTCCGCCGCTCGAAGACGGATCAGGAGGGCGCGGGCCAGGAGATCGCCGTCCCGCGCGGCGCGAAGCTCAAGCCCTGCGAGGCGCTAGACGCCTGGCTGAAGGTCGCCGGCATCACGGCGGGGCCGGTGTTCCGGTCCGTCGGCAAGGGCGGCGCGGTCTCGGCTGAGCGCCTCACCGATCGATCCGTGGCCGACATCGTGAAGCGGCACGCCGCGGCGGCCGGCCTCGATGCCTCGCTCTTCTCCGGCCACTCCCTCCGGGCCGGCTTCGTCACCTCGGCGCTCGCCGCCGGAGCCGACGTCCTGAAGGTCATGCACGTCACCCGGCACACCGCCGTGACGACGCTCCAGAAGTACGACCGGCGCGCGCGCGCCTTCGACGACCACGCCGGAAAGCGGTTCCTCTGATGCGCATCGAACTCGTCCACGAGCCCTCCGCCGGGCCTCGTCCCTTCCTGCTGCGCGCTCGCCTCGCCGGCGGCCTCGTCCAGGAGGGCTTCGCCACGCGCGAGGCTGCCGAGGCTGCGCGCCCGGCGTTCGCATCGGCGCTGCGCCAGGCCTTCGCGTGACCGCACGCCCGGATTTCACCCCGGCCGACGCGGACCGGGCGCTCCGCCACGCGCAGCGCCTCCAGCGCGACCCGGCAGCCCAGGCCTACGGCGACCACCTCCGCCGCAAGGGGCTGATCCCGGCCGCGGTCCAACTCCCCGCCGAGACGCCATTCGACGAGGCCAGGGCCGGCGAGTTCGAGGTCCGCCGCTCCATGGCGATGAGGAACGCCCGGCCATGCTGCTGAAGCGCATCGTTCTCCGTTGGCTGCTCGGCACGCGCCCGGCCAGGCCCGCGCCGGCCCGCGTCCATCGCGGCGAGCACGAGCTGTCCGTCGGTGCCGCGAACCTCGGCGCGCCGACCGGCCCGATCGCCAAGCTGCCGCGCGCGGATGCGGAGCGTCTGCTAGGCATCCCGGTGAAGGTGCTCCGCTGATGCGCGAGATCGTCGGCTTCCGGCACCTCGCCGGCATCCTCCTGGTGCTCGTCGCCGGCTGGGCGTGGGTGTGGGTGTTCGATCGCCCCGCGCAGGCCGCGACGGTCGGCTACCGCATCGAGGTCCGTGCCTGCCGCGGCTCCGACTGCCGGCTGCTACCGGTCTCCGGTAGGCGCTGGGGCGGCCGCTTCGCCTGCGAGGGCCACGCCTCCACCATCGAGCAGTTCGGCGAGGCCCCGCGCGGCCGCACGCTGTCGGCGCGCTGCGTGGCGGTCGACGGGATGGTCGGCGCATGAACCTCGCCCGCCCTCGCCCGCCGGAGCGGCTGCTCGGACAGGAAGGCGCCCTCACGGCGCTCCCGTTCGAGCCCGCCCCCGAGCTGGAGGCCTGGGCCCGCGCCGCCTTCATCAGCGAGGACGCGGTGCTGCTGAACGAGGAGCACGCGCACCTCCGCGAGGCGACGCTCGGCTTCATGTGGACGTCCGTGCCGAACGCGCGCGGCGGGAACGGTGTCGTCGGGCAGGCCGAGATCCCGTCCATCCAGGGCGGGAAGTGGGCTCGGGCCCGGTTCTTTCAGCAGGTCGAGGCGTGGTTCGGCCTCGTCCCGGATTTCATGATTACGCTCGACGCTGGCTTCGCGGACCAAGCCGACGACGCCACGTTCTGCTCCCTCGTCGAGCACGAGCTGTACCACTGCGCGCAGGCGAAGGACGCGTTCGGCGCCCCGCGGTTCTCGAAGGCGAGCGGCCGGCCGATCTTCACGATGCACGGCCACGACGTCGAAGAGTTCGTCGGCGTCGTCGCCCGCTACGGCGTCGGTGCGGCGGCGGGCCAGACCGCGGCGCTGGTCGAGGCGGCGAACCGGCCCCCGATCGTGTGCGAGGCGGACATCGTCGGCGCGTGCGGCACCTGCGGGCGCCGGGTTTGATCCCGCTTTGACGGAAATGCACCCGTGAGCGCGCTGTCTGACGAGCTGAAAACCTTCATCGTCCAGCAACTTGCATGCTTCGACCCGCCCTCGGTGGTGGTGAAGGCGGTCAAGGCTGAGTTCGGCGAGGTGGTCACGCCGCAGCAGGTCGAGGCCTACAACCCGGAGCGCCGGGCCGGCCAGGGCTTGAGCGAGCAGTTTCGCGAGCTGTTCCGTGTCACGCGCGAGGCCTTCCTCGAGGACACCGCGTCGATCGGCATCTCGCACCGCGTGACCCGCCTTCGGACGCTCCAGCGGCTCGCCGACCGCGCCGAGACGCAGGGCAACATCGCCTTGGCCGCCCAACTCGTCGTCCAGGCGGCGAAGGAGGTCGGCGACGTCTTCACCAACCGCCAGCGGATCGATGCCAATCACACCGTCCGCAGCCACGAGGACGCTCTCGGCGACCTTGAGTGATCGCGAGCGCGAGATCCGCCAGCGCCTGAAGGACGATTTCGAGCACTACGCGCCGCGCTGCCTGCGCATCCGGACGAAGTCGGGCAAGATCGTCCCGTTCACGCTGAACCGGGCGCAGCGGTACATCCACGAGCGCTTGCAGGATCAGCTCCGCACGTCGGGGAGCGTCCGTGCGCTGATCCTGAAGGGGCGGCAGCAGGGCGCCTCGACCTACATCGGCGGCCGGTTCTTCTGGCGCACGACCCACAAGCGCGGCGTCCGGACCTTCATCCTGACGCACCAGGACGATTCCACGGCCGCGCTGTTCGAGATGGTCTCGCGCTATCACGAGCACTGCCCCTCGCTGGTGCGGCCCTCGGCCGGCGCAGCGAACGCGAAGGAGCTGCTCTTCGACCGCTTGGACAGCGGCTACAAGGTCGGCACGGCCGGCTCGAAGGCGGTCGGGCGCGGCAACACGCTCCAGCTGTTCCACGGCTCCGAGGTCGGGTTCTGGCCGCACGCGCAGAGCCACGCCTCAGGCATCCTCCAGGCCATCGCCGACGAGCCGGGCACCGAGGTGATCCTGGAGAGTACGGCCAACGGGGTCGGGAACTACTTCCACCAGCAGTGGCGCAAGGCCGAGCGTGGGGAGAGCGAGTTCCAGGCGATCTTCGTGCCCTGGTTCTGGCAGGACGAGTACCGGAAGGCGTCCCCGCCCGACTTCACCCTGTCGCCGGACCCGGACGAGCAGGGCGAGTCCGAGGTCGATTACGCGGAGGCCTATGGGCTCGACGCGGAGCAGATGTTCTGGCGGCGCCGGAAGATCGCGGACCTGGGCGAGACCCTGTTCCGGCAGGAATACCCTGCCAATGCGGCCGAGGCTTTCCAGATGGCGAACACGAACGGCCTCATCAGCTCGAAGCTGGTCGTGGCCGCCCGCAAGCGCACCGTGCAGCCCTCGGGCCCCCTCGTCTTCGGGTACGATCCGGCGCACCAGGGCGGCGACCGGCACGCGCTGGCCAAGCGCCGCGGCCGCAAGGTGCTGTGGGCGGGCGGCAAGCCCGGCCTGTCGATCCCGGAGAGCGCGAACTACGTCGCCGGCCACATCGACCGGGACGGCCCGATCAAGTGCTTCATCGACGTGACCGGCGGCTACGGCGCGGGCGTCTACGACATCCTCGTCGAGCGTGGGTACGGCCCCGAGGGGCGCAACATCGTCGTGCCGGTGAACTTCGGCGGCGCGCCGCTCCAGCCCGCGCGGGTCTCGCCGACCACGGACGAGGAGTTGCCCGGCCCGCTGAACCGCCGCGCCGAGATCTGGCTCAACTCGCTCGACTGGCTGATGGACCCGGCCGGCGTCGACCTGCCGGACGACGACGAGCTGCAGGCCGATGCCTGCTCGACCGGCTACAGCCACAACAGCCGCGGGTACATCCAGCTCTGGTCGAAGGAGAAGATGCGCTCGATGGGCATCCCCTCGCCGGACCTCTGGGACGCGGTCGCCCTGACCTTCGCCGAGCCGGTGATCGAGACCAAGCCTCAGGACTGGGGCACGCCGAGCACGGCCTGGATCTCCTGATCCGCAGCACAGGACCTCGTCATGAAGCCCCGATTCCTCGCTCTCGCCGGAGTGCTCGCGCTCGCCTGCGCCGCCCCGGCCGAGGCGCAGCAGGCGCGCGTCTTCTCCGGCTGCGCCGGTCCGGTACTCACGTCCGGCGACGGCACCAGCTTCGTCGTCGACGCGATCGGCAAGCTATGCATCACGACCGGCGGCTCGGCTTCGTTCTCGGTCGCTCGGACCACCGGCATCGGTACCACCGGCGTGCAGGTCTCGGCCGCTGATCCGGCCAACCGCCGCACCGTGTCGAACATCGGCTCGGTGGCGTGCGAGATCATGCCCAGCGCGGGCGCCTACGGCACCGGCTACCCGCTCGCGGTCGGGCAGGCCTTCACCTTCGACGACGCCGGCCGGACCAAGGCCGCGATCTTCGTGGCGTGCTCGGCGGCCGGCGGCTCCGTGGCGGTGATGAGCTACTGAGGCAGTCGTGCGCGTTCTTGTTGCCCTCCTGCTTGCGTGTGGTCCTGCCCTGGCGGCGGGCCCCACCAGCACGCCGCCGAACCTGTCCGCCTATGCGACGCAGGGCGCCCTCTCGGCCGTGCAGGCGCAGATCCCGCAGCCTGCCACGGCGGCGCCCCCGATGGAGCAGCCCGGCGGCGCGCCCGGGTCGGCGCTCACCTTCCGCCGCGGTGATGCGGTGCAGCCGCGGATCACGCGCTCGAAGACGGTCACGCTCGACGCGAGCGGCACGGCGACCTTCGACTGGACCGCGCAAGGCGCGCTCTCGGCTCCGGTGCAGGTCGTGCTCGGCCCGGTCTACGCCGGCACCGGGATCCCGAAGTGCTGGATCACGGCCTCGTCGGCCACTGCCGCTTCGATCAAGTGCGTGATCGAGCAGGGCGGGAACCTGACACTCTCCGCGCTGACGGCCGCAGCGACGCTCGGGCTGAACCTCAACGCCACCTCGGCGTCGGGCATGCAGGTCGGCATCGTGGTGCTGCCGTCTTCGTAAACGCTTTCGCTTGACCCGACGGGCGAACCCCGTCAGAGAGCTATCGCCGCGAGACGTGCGGGCGCTGCCCCGTCTCGTTGTCACCCTCTACAATCTGCAGGATCCTCGATGGCGCGCACCGATGCGGTCAGCGACGACGATCTGCTGCGCCTGATCGACGAGGAGATTGCCGGCGGCATCTCCTTCGAGAACGATCTCACGCTGAACGGCGAGCGCCGCAGTCGCACCAGCTCGACCAAGGGCGACCGCGAGACCGCGCTGGAGTACTTCGACGGCGTCGTGCGCGACCTCCCGGCCGAGACGGGCCGGTCTCAGGTCGTGTCGCGCGACGTGTCCGACATCATCGGGACCATGCTGCCCGGCCTGATGCGGGTGTTCGACGGCTCGGATCGCGTCGCGGTCTACAGCCCGGCCCGCCCCGGCGACGAGAAGAGCGCCGACCAGGCCACGGACTACGTGAACCACGTCTGGGCGAACGACTGCGACGGCTACCTGATCCTGCTCACCTGGATCATGGATGCCCTCCAGGTCCGCAACGGCATCGTGAAGGCCTACTGGGATCCGACGCCGGAGACGGAGGCCGAGCAGTTCACCGGGCTATCCGACGAGCAGCTGGTGATCCTGTTCGACGACCCCGACGTCGAGGTGGTCGGCTACGCCGAGCGGCCGCAGATGGTCCAGGATCCGGCCACGGGCCAGTCGGTGCCGCTGCCGCTGCACGATGTGAAGATCCGCCGCCGCACCTCGTCCGGCCGCTTGGTGATCGAGAACGTGCCGCCGGAAGACTTCGGCATCTCGCGCCGGGGGAAGTCGGTCGACACGGCCCGGTGCGTCTGGCACCGCACGAAGCTGACCCGGTCCGACCTGCTCAAGCAAGGGTACAAGCGCGATCTGGTGTGGTCGCTGCCGGCCTCCGACGGCGCCCCGTCCGAGACGGTCGACCGCGAGCAGGATGCCGGTGTCGGGGCCGAGGGCTCGGGCGCGAACACCGAGATCGATATCGTCGAGGCCTACGTCTTCGCCGACTGCGATGGTGACGGCATCGCGGAGTCCCGGAAGGTCGTCACGGCCGGCGGAGCGGGCGGGCGCAAGCTCCTCAAGAACGAGGAGTGGAGCGACGATCGCCCGTTCGCGGACCTAACCCCGCAGGTGGTCCCGCATCGCTGGATGGGCCGCTCCATCGCCGACGACGTGATGGATCTGATGCGGGTGAAGACCTCGCTCTGGCGCGGCGTCCTCGACAACACGTACGCCCAGAACCGCCCGCAGCGTGAGGCGGTCCAGGACGACATCATCAACCCGGACGAGGTGCTGAACCCGACCTTCGGCGGCGTGATCCGCGTGAAGAAGGCCGGCGCGGTCCGGGACGTCGTCACCCCGCAGATCGCCGACAAGATCCTCGTCGCGATCCAGGCGGTGGACGGCATCGCCCAGCGCCGCACCGGCGTCTCCGGCGCGACCGCCTCGCTCGACGCGACTGCCCTGGAGCCGCAGACTGCCACGGCCGAGCAGCTGGAGCACGACGCCAGCTACGCCCGCGTCGAGCTGATCGCCCGCAACATGGCGAAGCTCGGCGTCAAGAAGCTGTTCTCGAAAATCCTGCGCATCATCGTGCGCAATCAGGACCGGCCGCGGACGATACGCCTCCGCGACCAGTGGGTGGAGTTCGATCCGCGCGCCTGGAACGCGTCGATGGACGTCGAGGTCAACATCGGCATGGGCACCGGCTCGCGCGAGCGAGACCTCACCATGCTGGCCGGTGTCGCGGCCCGGCAGGAGAAGATCATCCAGACGCTCGGCCCGGACAACCCGGTCGTGACGCCCTCGATGTACGTGAAGACCCTGCACAAGATGGTCGAGGCGTCCGGGCTGAAGGCGCCGGAGACCTACTTCGCCGACGTGTCGGACGAAGACTTCGCGAAGTGGATGGCGAGCCGTCCGCAGCAGCAGGATCCCCGCGCGCAGGCCGAGGTCGCCAAGATCCAGGCCCAGGTGCAGGGCAATCAGCAGAAGATCGCCGCGCAGGTCGAGGGCGACCGCACCCGGGCCGAGGCGCACATCCAGGTCGAGCGCGAGCGCATGGTCTCGGAGGAGGCGCTGGAGCGCGACCGGCTGGAGCGCGACTTTGCCCTGCGCCGCGAGGAGATGGGCCTCGAGGCGCAGCTCAAGGGCACCGAGATCCTGGCCGGGATGCACTCGCCGGCCCAGACCGACATTCCGAGGCAGGGATGAGCGACCGCGATCCCGCGTCCCGCGCGCTGCGTGCGCAGGCCCTCCTCGCCGACGAGACCTTCGTCGAGGCGTTGGGTGAGATCGAGGCCGGTGCCGTCGACGCCCTCGCCCGCGCCAACGTGGCCGACCCGGCCGCGCTGATCGAACACACGGCCCTCATTCAGGCCGTCAGAGCCGTCCGCCGGCACGTCGAGTCCATCGTGACCAACGCCGCGCTGAGCGACCGCCCCGGGCCCTCCTTCGCCTGAGGGCGGGGCCATCCACCTCTGAAAGTTGACCGATGAGCGATGCCAACACCTCGGCCCCGGCCGAGACTGGTGAACTCGACATGTCCGCAGCCGCGGACCTTGTTCCCGACGACGCGTTCGAGCTGGCCGAGGACTCCTCCGAGGAGCACCCCGAGGGCGGCACCGAGCCCGCCGCAGAAGAGGCTCCCACCGAGGAAGAGCCGGAGGGCGATCTGCCCCCCGAGCCGACCGAGGAGGAGCCGCCGGCCGAACCCGAGCAGCCCGAGCCGACCACCGATGGACCGCAGACCGTCGTCATCGACGGGAAGGCGATACCCCTCCAGGAAGTGCAGAACGGCTACCTCCGCCAGGCCGATTACACGCGCAAGACCCAGGAGGTGGCGGCCGAGCGCCAAGCCCTCCAGGCCGAGCGCACCACCGTCACGAACGACCGCCAGCAGCTCGCTTCGATCCTCGACCTCGCCACCGACATCGTGAAGGCCCACCTCCCCCCGGAGCCGGACCCCGCGCTGATCGACACGGACGTGGTCGGCTACATGCAGCAGGATCGCGCCTACAAGGCCGCGATGGCCGAGCTCCAGAAGCTCGCCGACGCACGCAAGACCGCTAACGCCGGATCCGAGCAGGAGCGGCAGGCCGCGGACGAGCAGGCCCAGACGGCGCAGCGCGACGCGATCGCCAACGAGTATCGGACGCTCCAGTCCAAGGTTCCGGAACTCCGGACGCCCGAGGGGCACAAGGCCTTCTTCGCGAGGGCCGAGGCCGCAGGCGCGCACTACGGGCTCAGCCCGCAGGACGTGCAGGGCATCCAGGATCACCGGGCCCTCCTGGTGCTGTCCGATGCAGCGAAGTGGCGAGAGCTGCAGGCGAAGAAGCCCGCCGCCGTCCAGCGCGCGCAGGCCGCTCCTCCGATCCGGGCCGCCGCACGGCAGGCCCCGGGCACCCGGAGTGCGGATGCGGTCGCATCGGCGCGGGCTCGGCTCGAGCGCGACGGGTCCATCGAGGCCGCCGCCGACCTCCTCGACGACAGCCTCTTCTCCTGACCCGAGCCGTCCGTTCGCCTGAGGGGCGCCGGCGGATCATCTCTCCGAGGATATCATGACCCAGGTTGCGGGCACCCTCGATACCTACGTCCAGAAGGGCCAGCGCGAGGACCTCCAGGACGCGATCTACAACATCTCCAAGGCCGACACGCCGTTCATCTCGAACATCGGGCGCGGCAAGGCCAAGGCGGTGAAGCACGAGTGGCAGACCGACGCCCTGGCGCCGGCCGACACGACCAACGCGCAGCTGGAAGGTGACGAGTTCTCGTACACCCAGCGCGCCGGCACCATCCGCGTCGGCAACGTCTGCCAGATCAGCCGCAAGCCGATCATCGTCTCGGGCACTGCGGAGGCCGTCGACAAGGCGGGCCGCAAGTCCGAGGTGAAGTACCAGAGCCTGAAGGCCGGCAAGGAGCTGAAAAAGGACGAGGAGGCCATCCTCCTGTCCGCGCAGGCCTCCAACGCCGGCGGCTCCACCTCGAACGGGGGCACCAACACCCCGCGCAAGCTCGGCGGCTTCCCGTCCTGGCTCGTGACGAACGTCTCCCGCGGTGCCGGTGGCGCCAACGGCGGCTTCAATCAGGGCACCGGGCAGGTGGTCGCTCCGACCGCCGGCACGGCGCGGGCCTTCGCCGAGAGCCAGGTGAAGGACATCCAGCAGTCCTGCTACACGGCCGGCGGCAATCCCTCGATGCTGATGATGCCGGTCGCCTACAAGCGCCAGTTCTCGGCCTTCCCGGGCATCGCCCAGCAGCGCCGCGACACCGGCAACAAGGCGGCGACCATCGTGGCCGCCGCGGACGTCTACGTCGGCGACTTCGGTCCGCTGTCCGCGGTGCCGAACCGTCAGTTCGTGGCCAACCGCGTGCTGATGATCGACCCCTCCATGGTGAAGCTCGCGTGGCTGCGTCCGATGCAGGTCGTGAAGCCGGCCCAGACCGGCGACGCGACCAAGCGGATGCTCCTGACGGAGTACACGCTGGAGGTCTCGAACGAGGCCGCCCACGGCACGATCGAGGACCTGACCTGATCCTCGGCTGACAGCCTGACACGACCCTGAGCGGGGCGCCCTAACCGGCGCCCCGTTCGCGTTTCTGCCCCCTCGAACCCGGAGGCCAGCGTGGCCGAGAACCCGAACCCGAACCCGGCCCCCAAGCCGACCGACAAGCCCGCCGCCGTCCCCGCCGCGACCGTCCTCGTCGTGATGGAGCGCGATTACTGGCCGAAGGGTCCGCGTCCGGCCGACCTGCCGGAGGACCAGGAGTACCGCGTCCGCGCCGGCGAGAGCGCCGAGCTGGGCGTCGACGAGGCCATGGACGTCGTCGAGGCCGGCATCGGCCGCCGCGATCGCGCGAAGGTCGCCTGATGCAGTCCGCCGCGACCTCCGCCGTCGTGGCGGAATCCGACCTCGTGTTCGACGGCGACTGGTGCCTGATCGACCACGATCCGCTGACCGGTAAGCAGGTCTGGGCGCTCGATGAGGGCGGCAAGCTGCGGATCCGGGAGGTGATGCCGGTCGACGAGATCCTCGCCGAGAATGCCGCGCTCCAGGTCGAGAACCTGAACCGGCCGTTCGGCGACATGGCGCTCGTCGCCCGCGTCCCGATGCACATCTGGTCGAACCGGCTGGCGCCGGCGATTGTGCAGCAGGATCGCGCGTACCTGTCGCGCTGGCTCAACGACAGCAACCACGCCCGCTTCCGCACCCGCGCGGGCCGGATCTGATCCGATGGCCGGCTTCGACGATCTCGACGACCTGACTGGCACGCTGGAGGATTACCTCGAGCGCGCCGACCTGCGCTCCCGGATCCCGACGTTCATCCGTCTGGCCGAGGTCCGCCTCGACCGGCGGCTGAACCTCGCGGACAACGAGACGGCCCTGTCGCTCGCGCTCGTCGACGGCGCCACGCCGCTCCCGGACGATTACCGGGCGTGGCGGTCGCTCACTGGCCCCTGTGGCGAGCGGCTGGAGTACGTGCCGCCCCACGCCTTCGCGTCGATGTTCCACGACCCGCTCCTGCCCCACGGCGGGACCGGTCTCGCGGCGGGCGTGTTCACGATCCTCGGATCGATCTCGCTGGAGGAGATCCCGGACTCCACCGACGCGTGGCAGTTCGGGCTCGACAACGCCTTCCTGCGGGTGCGGCCGGCCTCGTTCGGCTCGGTGAACCTCGTCTACCGGCAGGGCATCCCGCCGCTCAGCGACCGCCGGCCGTCGAACTGGCTGCTGGCCAAGCACCCCGACCTCTACCTCTACGCCGCCCTCCTGGAGGCCGAGCCATTCCTGCGCCGCGACGCCCGTGTCGCGACGTGGCGCGCCATGCTGGAGGCAGCCATGGCCGACCTGACCGCGCTCGACCGCGACGCGCGCTGGGGCCGTTCGCGCATGCGCGCCACCGAACCGACCCCCTGAGGCGCCCATGGCCAGCGAGATCACGGACTACCCGAGCCTGTCGGCCGCGTTCGAGAACTACCTCGCGCGCACCGACCTGACCGAGTTCCTGCCCTACTTCGTGCGCGTCACGGAGGCGTGGCTCAACCGGCAGCTCCGCACCCGGGAGATGATGGCCACCGCCGGGCTGCTCGGGGTCGACGGCACGCCCGGGTACGCGATCCCGGCCGACTATCTGGAGTGGATCGCGCTCCAGTGGTCCTCGGCCGACCTCTCGCGCGTGCAGATGCTGCGCTACGTCGAGCCGGACAGCCCGGAGTTTCGGCACCGGTTCCGGCCGAACGGCGACCCGCAGTACTTCACCGTGCTCGGCGACCAGGTGCAGACCCGTTCGCTCCAGCCAGGCAAGGTCTCCCTGACCTATTACCGGCAGATCCCGGCGCTCTCGGCCGCCTCGCCGACGAACTGGCTCCTGACCAAGGCGCCGGAGCTGTACCTCTACGGCGTCATGGCCGAGGCCTACCGGTTCCAGAAGGACGAGGCCCGGAACCAGAAGTGGCTCGCCGACGGCATGGCGTTCCTCCAGGCGCTGATGGGCCAGGGCGACTCCCAGAAGACGGGCGGGCGCCCGCGCCGCACGGCCGAGGATCAGGCCGAGGCCACCGCCCGCGACACGCCGAACTAAGCCGTGCCCGATCCGATCAAGCTGGCGCCGTTCGCGCCCGATACGGCTTCGGTCGACGCCGCGGTCTCGGCGGTCGCGACCAACGTGGTGCCGCGCTCGGATGGCTACGGGCCGGTCCTGGCGCCGGTACCGCTGTCGCTCGCCCTGCCGGCGGAGTGCCGCGGCGCGATCGCGGTGTTCTCGCCGACCTACAACTTCCCGATCTACGTCGCCGGCACGTCGAAGGGCCTGTTCGTCTACAAGACGACGGATCAGGCGTGGCACGAGGTGACGAACCCGAACACCTCCTACAGCGTGCCGCCGGGGGACTACTGGTCCTTCGCTGTCTACGGCACCCTGCTGCTGGCCTGCTCGGCCGGCACCCCGGTGCAGAAGATCACGATCGACGTCGTCCAGGCTGGCACACAACCGTTCGCGGACCTCGGCGGCAACCCGCCCCGGGCCCGGCACATGGGCGTCGTCGGCGACTTCCTCGTGCTGGCTGGGCTGCCCGATAGCCCGCAGTCGGTGCGGTGGTCGGACAGCGGCGACATCGAGCAGTGGGGCCTCGGCCTCGACGGTCACGAGGCCGACGAGCAGCAGCTCCCCGACGGCGGCGCGGTGACCGGCTTCGCCGGCGGCGAGTACGGCGTGATCTTCCAGGAGCGGGCGATCCGGCGCATGACGCTGAGCCCGGATTCCGGGAACATCTTCGACTGCTCCGTGCTCGAGGAGAACCGCGGCGCGGTGGCGCCCTGGTGCATCGCCAAGGTCGGCCCGCGCATCTTCTTCCTCGACCGGGATGGCTTCTACGCCCTGGTGATCGGCGGCGGCCCGTCGCAGCCGATCGGCGCCGAGCGGGTGAACCGGTTCTTCCAGGGCCGCGTCGACCCGGAGCGGGTCGGCATGACGGTGGCGTTCCGCGACCCGACCGGCGAGCGCATCCTGTTCGCCTACCGGCTCGCCGGCACCGACGCCTCGGACCCGTCCCTGCTGGGCGAGGCGCTGCTGTACGACTGGCTCCTCGACCGCTGGTCGTTCCTCAACACCCCGATCCGCTTCGGCATGTCGGCCGCGACGCCGGACACCTCGGTCGACAGCATCGAGGGGTCGATTGACGATCCGGCCCAGCCCTCGCTCGACGACCCGATGTACCAGGGCGGCGCGACGCTGCTCGCGGTGATGACGACCGACAACCGGCTCGCCGTGCTCGACGGGGCGCCGCTCGAAGCGGTGGTGCAGACCCCCGACGCCATGCTGGCGCGGCCGAACCGGGCCTTCGTGCGCGCGGGCCGCGTCGACACGGATGCCGACGACTGGCGCCTGACCCTGGGCGTGCGCGAGAGCCTTGGGGCCTCGACCCCCGTCCGCTGGCTCAGCGAGTCCGCGCCGACCGTCGAACGGTTCGCGCCGGCGCGCGCGTCGGGCCGGTACCACCGCGCCCGGGTGCGGATCCCGGCCGGCACGACCTGGTCCTACGTCTCGGCGATCGAGCCGGATGCCACGGCAGAGGGCTCGCGATGAACGTCCCCGGTCGGAACGAGAAGGACCTGTCGCTCTTCAGCCGTGCGATCGACGACCTCGCCCGCGGCGCCACCAACGCGATCTCGTCGAACACCTTCACCCTGGCCAACGGGGTCTCGCGAACCGTCGTGCCCTGCGAAAACGGCGGCCCGGGCGCGCTGCCGCGCTGGGTCCCGATCACGGAATCCGCGTCGAGGGCGACCGTGTGGCTGGTCTCGGCCGACCGCCGCAGCTTCACGCTCGGGCACGATCTGAACCCAGCGACCGACCGCACCTTCCGCTTCGAGATGCGCCGGGCCTGAATGCGCCTCCAGCCCCTGTCGATGCCGCTCGCGCCTGACCTCGCCGAGCGCGTCGAGGCATGCCTGGGCGCCGCCTGCGCGCTGCCCCGCTGCGACTTGACCGTGGGCGGCCTGCTCGCGTCCTGCGCCGCGGGCGAGGCCCAGCTCGTCGGGATCTTCGAGGGTGACCGGTTCGTGGCGGCGGGCGTGACGCAGGTTCGCCAGCACCGCGGCGGGCGCCTGTCCTGCTGGGTCCTCTCCCTCGGCGGCCGCGCGGCGGGCCCGTGGCGCTCGGTGATCGCCGCTGTCGAGCGCGGCGCTGCCCGGCTGGGCTGCACCACCGTCGAGTTCGTCGGCCGCCGCGGCTGGGCCCGCGTGCTGCCGGACTACACCGCCGCGCCCTGCGAGCTCGGCCACCACTTCACCAAGCGCATCGGGGCCTGACATGGGCGGCGGCACCAAGACCCAGACCACGGTCCAGCAGCAGAACAACGACCCGTGGGCGCCGGCACAGCCTGCGCTCCAGGGCGTGCTCGCCGGCGCGACCGCGGCGTACAACTCGGGCGTCGGCTCGCAGGTCTACACCGGCCCGCGCTATGCCGGTCTAGGCGACACCTCGCTGGCCGCGCTCGACACCATCGCCGGCAACGCCAACGCCGGCCAGGGCGCGGCCAAGGCTGGCGACAGCTTCCTGACCGGGCTGCTGTCGAATGGCGGAAGCACCTCGGGCATCCAGGCCGCGCTCTCGGGCCTCGACAGCATCGGGAAGATCGACACGTCGCGGGTGAGCCAGCTCGCCGACCAGATGGCGGACCCGAACAACCTCGCCTACTCGACGGCGCGAGCGCTCACGCGGGGCGACTATAACCTCTCGACCGACGGCTACACCGGCCTGCTCAACGGCCTGTCCGGGCAGACGCAGACGGAGAAGTCGCTGCAGGATGCCGCCGACGGCAAGTTCCTCGGTGGCGCCAACCCGTACCTCGACGCGGTGATCGGGCGGAGCCAGGGCGAGGCGGCCTCGAAGATCGCCCAGTCCATGGGTGCGGCCGGCCGCAGCGGCTCGGGCCGGTACGCGGCGACGATCGCCGACTCCCTCGGCGCGATCGGCACCCAGGCTCGCTACACCGACTATGACAACGAGCGCACCCGCCAGATGCAGGCGGCCACGGCGATCGATAGCTCGCGCAACGCCCGCACCAGCCTCCAGCAGGGGCTCTACGGGTCGATCAACAACGCCGAGCAGGCGAACGCCGGCCTCGCCCTGTCCGGGGCCGGCCTCTACAACTCGACGAACACCACGGCGCTCGGCGGCGCGACCGCGCTGGCCGGCATCGACAATCAGAACATCCAGAACGGCATCCAGACCGCCGGACTGAAGCTGTCGGCCGCACAGGCGGACCGGGCCGCGGCGCTCCAGGGCCTCGGCATGGTCGGGACGAACATCGCCAATCTCCAGCAGCCCGGGCTCACCCTGGCCGGTGTTGGCGCCGCCCTCGACGCGGACCGCCAGGCGCAGCTCGACGCCGCGCAGGAGCAGTTCGCCGACCAGCAGGCGTCGCCCTGGAAGCAACTCGGCCTCTACGCCGGGATCGTCGATCCGATCGCGGGCCTCGGCGGCTCCTCAAGCGGCACGTCGGTGCAGAAGATCCCGCAGCCGGGCGTGCTCCAGCAGCTGCTCGGCGGCGGGCTGGCCATCGCCGGCACCGCCTCGAAGTTCATGGGCAAGTAGGAGCGCGTCGTGTCCGCAGGTCTCACGCCGTTCGGCGCCCTCTCCCCGGCCGACATCGCCCGCCTGATGCAGCAGGCGCGGCCGCAGGTCGATGTCTCGGCCGACGACGTCCCGGCGGCGATCCCGCCCGGCTTCACCGGCTTCGTGCCCCCGACGGCCCCGACCATGCAGCCGCAGGTCGCCGCCGCTGCGCCGGCGGTCGAGCCCGAGGCACCCGCGCGCGCGCCGCTGCGCATGTTCGGCGCGCTGCCGCCGCAGATGTCGGCGCCCGTGGCTGCGGAGCCGGAGCGGTCG